CCAGTACTGAGTTTCGTATTCGACGCGCCAGGGGCAGTCCAGACCGTCCATATATTCGTCAAAAGTAATAGGCGAAGGACCGAATCGCTGGCCGTTGATATTGAACGAATAAGCCGCCACGTTCTCAAACCCCGGATACCTCTCCGTCCCGCAACAACAGGACCATCGACCGTCCATGTAGTCGGTCGTCGGGCACCGCAGCCCCCGGCTCAGGATCTCGGCCCGGATCGCCGCAAGCTCGGCGGCCCAGTCGTCGGGATGGAACTGGTTAAAGTTGCAGTTCGACCGGAACCGATACTTAGCGCCGAGTTTCAGGGAGGCTAGATAATTGTAACCCATCGCTTCGTTGAACTCGCGTTCCCAGTGGCGGCGGTTCACGATCTCCAACAGGGAGACGAGGACGTCATCGCAGCCGGTGGCCTGGATAGCGTCCAGAGAAGCCCCTAGATCCGTAAATTCTGGGATGTAGGGCCATAACCTAACCTGGCATATCAAACCGGCTTCTATGAGGCTCTGGACGGCTCCTAGACGGTCCTGGGGGCTCGGCGCACCAGGTTCCAGCCGCCCGTCAAGCCCCGACATCGAGACCTGGACGATAACCGGCATTTCGGATATGACTTTATGGTACTCAGGGAGGGTTAGCAGGTCGGGATGTTTTGTTATAATAATCGTTGGATAGTCGATATCTTTCAGGATCTTGAGGTGGGCCAACGTCGCCCCGGCGGTCCTCTCGGCTGGCTGGAGGGGGTCGGATGTAAGCCCGACCTGGAGAGGTATCCGAGCGTCCAAGATCCGCTTTTCGTAACTGTCGCGTCTGGAGTTGATTTTCTTCTCTAAGTATTTGGTACTGTTGGGCGTTGGGGGGTGGTGTTCCGGTCGGTTGGAGTAACCTTTGACCCACTTGTGCATCGTACAATATCGACAGTTGGTAGCGCACCCCCGCCAGGTGTTCAATTTGAGGGGCAGGGGGCACTCTATCCGGTCGATACCGTCCACGATGTAGAGGGGGCGAGCGTGGGAGGTCATTTATCACTTCTTTCGCTTCGGTCCAAACTCTTTCTTATCAATGGCCTCCATTAATGCCTGTTCCCTCACTCGCAGGTTTGCCATTGCCTTATCGTTCCGCTGCTCAAATGCCGTGGTTATCTGCTTATTGACTAGATCCTGGTCCCGCCTAAGCTGAGATAACGTCTTATTTTCGGCTAGGTAGTTAACAGAATCCCGATACTGTTTTTTGGTCATGGTGGTGAGATCTTCCGGCGCCCCCCCCCCCCATTCCTCCTCCGCCTCCGCCTCTGTTTACACACATTTTGAAAGTCTCCTAAAATCCCGGCCCCGACGACACCGAACCGCCGCCGGAGTAGCTGTAAGAATACTCAGGGCGTTTAACATCCGCAAACGCCAGCATCAAAGCGTCGGCTTTGTCGGGGGACGACAGCCCTCGTTTTTTCATCTCGTCTTTGCTCTCGATCTGGATTTGGCCCCGGCTCGTAAACTTGTATTTGATATTTGCCAGCTGGGCCGCCAACTCTTCATCGTCGTCGATATCGATATCCCCGCTCTCAAATCGGCTCCTGAGCCCCCACCACCACTCGGCCCGAGAGTTGAGGAACCGTTCCGAGTCCTGAGCAGCCTGACCGCTCTGCATCTCTTCGACCGGCTTTCCCATCTCTTTCAGCCGGTCCACCACGCCCGCGCCGATGCCGACCGCGTCCACCTTGGCCCGGACGGCCCCGGTGTCCAGGAGTGCCGCGACCACCCGGCCTGTGGTCTGCATGGTGTCCTCCTGCATCGTGACCTTGTAGATCCGGGCGACCGGCCCGTTTCGGTCGACGATCACCGTCTCGTCGGAGCCCTGTCGGGCGACGTCCACCCCCAATACTCGAGGACCGGCCGGAACGAGCTGACGACGTTGGGCCGCTTCGATCCAGGACAACCTAATGAGCGTATCGTTCGAAACGTCGGGAAACTCGCCGAGGACTCTGGATATCCAGAGCGGCGAGTCTTCGCCCCATTTTCGGTACTTGTCCGATACCCATTCAGGGGTGATCAGGTACGGAGCGGGGAGCGGGCCGGTTATTTTCCGTTGCCATGAACCGTCCCGGATGTCGTCTAACGTAACACCAAACGCTGTAAAGTTCGGCGTGTCAAAAGCCGATATGTGAATCTTGACGACGCTGGGCCGCCGGAACATCTCATAAAATTCGCCGGTCGGTTCGGTCGGGTTCCCAATCGCCAGGAGGTGGGAATCTTCGGATGTCAGGATGCCGTCGATACCAACCCAGATGTCCTCGTCGATCCCTGCGGCCTCGTCGGCCACCACCAAGATCGATCCTTTCGACGAGTGGGCGCCTTGGAACCTGTTAGCGTCGTTCGTCGATCGGCCCGTTGCAAACCAGTTGGGGCCGAGGTCCAGCCGAGTCTCCAACAGCTTGCCGCCGAGGGGGTATAGGGACGAGACGTAAGCCAGCCTGATCTCTTGCCAGAGGATGTCCCGGACCTGGTCGAACGTTGGCGCCGTCGTGACGGTCCTCGACAGCTCGTTACAGAACGAAAAGCTCAGGACCGCCCGAGCGGATATCCAGCTTTTGCCCGCGGCGTGACACGAAGCAACGGCGACCTCTTTGTTAGAATGAACCGCCCGGAGGATCTCGACCTGTTTCTCCCAGGGGCGCGACCCCAGGACGTTCTCGACGAACCAGACCGGATCAGTCTTGCACGTCTCCAGAGTTGCCGCAGCCTGATCTACGCTGATTCGCAAGCTTCACCAGCTCCAAAAAGCTTTCGGCCGCCTTCGATCCAGGATCGTCGCCCGACAGTTTCAGCTCGGCGCTGAGAGCCTGGTCTGCGAGCTTGCCGCCGTCACGCCAGATCTCGCGCAGAGTGGCGATATCGGTATCTCCAACTTCGTCGCCGCCGGCATTCAGCATCTGCATCGCCCTAAACTTCATCGTGTTGACGAGTTCGAGGCTATCGATTATGCGCCGTTTGCCCTCTTCGAACCGCTGGACGTGGTTCTTGTGCCGTTCCAGCTCCCAGTCGATAGAGGCGGCGCCGATCACGTCGAACTGCTTTTGTTTATATTTCGAGATAAGACGGCGGTGGTTCTCGATCTTAAGCTCGCGAGCTATCGCTGACGGCCCGACACCTTCGGCCAGCATCTTATCTATCTTTTCAATGTAGGGCTCTAGCGGTTCGTAAGCCATGTCAATATAACCTCAGAATATTATAATAGTTGTGGACCGGCGGGCCGTGAACCCACCGGGACCGAAGAAGACAGGTGATTATAATGGACCCGATCCTACTTCGTCCACTCGGCCAGTCGGCCGCATCATCCTTTTCGGATCGGATATTACCCACTCAACAAATTTATTCTGTACTCGAAATCACCAAGCCGCTCAAAAAGAGCGTCCTGTGCATCCTGATCGGTCTCCGCCACGATCGCCGCCGCTACCTTCGCGATAAGCCGGTCAATCTGATGGATCTGGTAGTCGGTCAGAGGCTCCCTCTGGCGTTCGATCCACCAGTACTCGATCGCCGCCATCCGGTACGGGAGATCGTATCGTATCGGCATGGTTACTGGTAGCCGTCGGGGGGCCGGACCCGTTTCTTGGCGGCGTCGATGAACTCTTTGGCCGCGTCCTGCATCCTCGTCTGGTCGGCGTAGATCGTCGACCGGAACGATTCGAGGGTGTACTCGGTCCCATAGTCGATTATAGCGCTCACAGGCGCGTGGATGTCACAGATGATGCACCGACCGTCCGGCCGCGCGTAAATGACCGACACGTACCCGATCCCACCGTCCAGGACCTGGTGAAGACAAAAATCGTCGGCCCAATAGTCGCAGGCGTCGGTCTGGATGAGGAACCGTTTCTCAGGCTCGGCTCCGAAAATGCTGTCCAAAACTTCGGTATCAGTCATGCGTCGTTCCACCAATGTTCTACGGGATCGATCATCTCACCAGGCTCCAGTACGTCTCGGTCAAAATATGTTTCACCCCGTCATGCGCCTGAGCGTCTCGATGGGCGGGCCGAGAGGGAGAGCCACCCACCCGTCCTCCAGCGACAGCCCGGTCCAGCCCTCGGCGACGGACCACTTCACTTCGAGCCAGGTGACGATGCCGGGGCCGCGCTGTTTCACGTCCAGTCCTCTGAAATAAAATCAATGTCAGCCATGCGAAGATAACCAAACGCATGACCGGACGGATTGTAATCCCAGAACACAACCTCGCCGGAAACCGATAAGCTCCACTCAGTCGGTTCGGCGGTGTAGTCGGATTGCATTATAACACCTATTAATTACTTAAACACAAAAACCTGTTTGGGATGAATATAGCCACCCGTTTTGTCGTACATCACTATAGAATCATAGCCCTGGGATTTAAGTTTAGTAGCAACCGCAGACTCGACCCGCGCGAACGCCTTCTCTGCATTCACGCCTTTTATCCCACGAGATAACTTTTTAGTCTCATCTTTCCCCAAGACCTTGTTAGACACCCGGACAACCGACCACGCCTCGCCCTGGCCCGTCCAGTTGTGATAATATGGGTTGTGGGATGTAATAGTGCGCGAATGCATCTCACGCCCCCCGACCCCCATGCCAGCCTCGCGAGAGTACATCTTACCTGCTTCGTAACCACTGAGTGCGCCGGGATATGCGGGGATCTCGTACCATGTCCCTCCTCGGGACGGATCACCAAATTCAGAACCGTATCGACGCGCGTCTATTACCAAATTACCTTTTGAATCTAGCTCGGCCCCGCCTATTAATTCAAAATCTGGATTTGCCTTGAAAAATTCGGCCGCCTTGCCTCCCCCACCGCCGCCTCCTCTGTTAACGCACATACTATAACACCCTAACTATATTCTAAGTGACATCGACACCCTATGGAGGACTCGCCCGGGTAGGTCTCGCCGGAGGGGAAGGATTCGCCGATCGGTCTAACTTCTCCATCATTTTCTCGATGTGAGGGCCTCACGCGGTCGTCGCGCATCGATATCCACTCGCACGTCTCGAATCCGGCGTCCCGCATAAACGATTGGCCCCCCGCCATCGTGGCCCTGTGAAGCTCCACGCTCTTTATCCGGTCCATCCTCGTCCGGCCGCCGTCGATGACGTAAGCCAAGTTCGGCTGGTCCAGAATAGGCCCGTCGCCGTATGCACTTTGGCCCCAGACCCACGATTTCAGTTTCTTGACGTCGGTGGCGGTCGTCAGTTTCACAAATTCCAAACCGTGTTTCTCGTAGTAGTCGGCCACGTAATCTTTCAAGAAAAGTTTGTCACGCGAGACGACCTCGACCTTGTATTTGGTGCCGAGGCCACGGGCCGCTTCCCAGAGGCCGTCGGCCACGATCGAGCCGACGAGGATCTGCCAGACCCGGCTATTCTTAGCCTCGGACATTTTCAGATATTTGTTCTTTTCTAGTTGGGGGATGGACCGCCAGATCTCTTCGGGGGGTTGGGTGCGGTCGATGTCCTGGAGCATCCTGAGGATCTGGGGGGATAGGGAGGCCAGCTCGCGGTGAATCTGGTCGTCAGTCGTCGGCATCGTATTCACAATACCCGTCTGCGTTCCGCTCTTCCAGCCAATCGACCGTTTCAGGCGTCAATCGGTGACACGGCCCAAACGCGGTATCCATTTCTCGGAGATAATAATTTTCGACGAGCCAGGCGATTTCGTCCAGGACGGCCTGCGAATCGTATTCGAGACTTTTGATAACCTCGTCTGGATAAAGGTATTCACCGTCATAATTGTAATAGATATCCAGAAGGTCGTCCCGGATATCCAACGGCGTCAAATCGACGATCACCAACAGATCTCCTACACAATTACATTTTTTTGGAGACGCCCCACTGACTGATCGGTGGAGAACTCGTTATCCAAGACGATAAATTCCCCGTCTAGTAGGCTGCAATCTACACAGACCCTGAACCCGTTTTTATCATACCGGAGTATTCCGCCACATTCGCCACATTTGCGGGGGGCAAAAAAGACCTTATTCGTGTCGGGGTTATAGGGGTCGTCGTCGTCCCGGATTCTAACTAGGTCATCGACACGTTGCCCCACCCGACTACTAAATTCGGAGGGATACTTATGCTCGGTGCCGTCGGGATCGACCGACGACCCGCGCACGTAGCGCCGCTTACGGGGAGCGTCTGTTCTCTCCTCCTCCTCAATAATAGAAGTGTTTATTCCCGGAGTTTGAAAATCAGCGCTCCGACGATCTCCCCCCCGAAGACACCCACAACTTTGAACACGCCCCCGGATCAAATCATATCCAACTACACGCTTTGTGTTTCCGCATTCACAGCGGCAGACCCACATCGGGTTCCCATGATTATCGTAGCCCCCGTACTCTTCCACCTCAAGCTTACCGTAAACGTCGCCGAGCTTGACCTCCGGGCGGAGGGTGTTACTCACATCAAGCCACACCAGCTCCATTTCGGTCGATCTGAGCTTGCAAACCTGGAACTTCTGGTTTGCGTTCCCATCCGTCTGATAAGGATCACATTTCTTAAACATCGGGCAAAAGGGGCATTGTTCGTCCAGAATCGCCTGGCTGTGCTGGCGGGTCAAATGTCTATGGCAACAGTACTTAGTACTCAGGAACTTTATCCTCTGACTGTAGTCCATCGACGCGATGAAGTCCCGGAACTCCGCCGCAGATGTATTGTTCGCCGCTTTTTTCTTGGAAGGCATCAACACCTTATTAACATAGAATTAGATAAACTTATCTGGGTTAAATAGTCAGAATAAGGCAAAACGTGATTATGAAAGGCCCGGCATGGCTAGCATCCGAAGCTGGAGAGGCTGGTTGCGGCCGGGCGTCCCGCGTCGCCGGTTGAAGATCGCGCCAGGGCGAAGGGGGTAACTTCGGGCTCCCTGTCACATCCGTTTTTACTCCAGAGCTGACAGCTCCAGGCAATTACGGAACGGCGTCGCGGCCGTGTTCGGAATCGGATCACGCCTCACCGCTTGAGGCCCCCGGACGAGGGCATATTGAGCGGATCATGGGCGGTTGAAGTACCGGGGTGGAGTCGAACCACCCTTTCAAGCTCGACGAGCCCTACTTGCACCACGCCAGCACAAGCGCGCGAGCGGAGGCGGTCTTCATAGGTTTGCCTCTCTATACCGGGACTCCGCCCCCGCTTGCAATGTATCGGTAGGCGGTGATAGGATTTAAACTTATCGGTGATAAAGCGGCCCGCTCAATAATGTACTCTTCCCAGGGGCCAAGGCGCAGAGTGCCTCCATCACACCGTTTTTGTCCAACTCGCCCCCGACGAAAAGGTCGTCGTACCTCATCACACGGTCGCCGATCTGGAGTATCGGAGCCATCAACTCTTCGATTTTGTCATGACACCCGGCCATCCTCAGATCGGTTATGGAGGCGGCGTCCATTAATTTCCGCTCGGCGAAGGCCACCCCTTGATCGCGGAGGAACGCCTTGAGGGCCTCGCAGCCGCCGCAGCGGGGCATGGTGTAGACGACGATCATTTTGGATCACCTCGCTTAGGCCCGCCGAACTTCTCCATCTGGTAGTCAACGAAAAGCCCTTCATCCATCACCCGCAAGATCCGTTCCAGAACGCACCGAGCGCATCGGATCTCTTCGAGTAGCTTCTCGTCGAACGATGCGTCTGGAGGGTACGTATTCGTCATCGTATGACCTCCTCCACCCAATCCAAGTCGCCCCGGTCGTTCTGGTTGTCGGCCTTTCCCACTCGTATGTGAGCCGACGCCGAAAAATCGATGTACCGCCCCACCGGAACCTCCAGCTTCTCCGCCACGTGCTGCTGGAGCCTCACAAGCCCGTACATGTTGGTGGCGGCTGCACCGGCATAGTCACGACTCCGCCAAGTGGTTATCATGTCGAGCTTGCCGCCTCGAATGAGGAACTGGATCGACCGGAGGCAGGGAGGGTCGAGCTTCTGGTAGTCCTCGAATCCCCCGACGGGTATAATGGCCCGACGAGTTTCGGGACACCGCCGCAACAGATCGATCAACCACGGCAGCGGCGGCTTGATCCAGTCGGCGTAGATGTAATGGAACCCCCGAGGCGACTCTTTCGACCCAAGAATCTCGCGGTCGGCGTAATCGTCCAACGCGCCCCGATCACGCCAAGCCGTAACGCCCGGCGTCTTCGGCAGACGAGGGATCATGTCTCGCGTCGGGTCGGTGACCACCACCTGAAGCCCCAAGACCTCATAAACCTGATCACCCCGCTGATCCACCACCGGGCCCTGGAGGTGGCCCGTCCCGACGATCAGCCCCAGAGCCTTCGGCCAGGTCTCGGCGATGGTCCTCCCTGCAACGTATGGAGCGGGGACGAACCTGTCGTAAATCCCCCTCATACCGCCACCCCCGCGAGGTCGAACGTCCCGTCGGCCAGCCAGACCACGCCGTCATAACCGACATCGTAGCCCCAGGCAACCCCGACGAGCGCCTTCAGTTCGGCGAGGGGGTAGTTATCCAGCCCTTCGACGCGGGCGAGGTCGGCGGTCAGATCGGCTATGGTAGCGCCTCCCACCAACGCCATCAAGACCATGACCAGGTTCATGGATGCAAG